TCTTGACGGAATCATTGATTCTGCGGAACAAGTAATTTTGCCGATGCTGACTGCAAATCAAGCTGCAATCGCCGGTGTTTATCTTCAAAACAATGTCGCTTACTACGTAACACAGCGACCAAATACATTCGTCGAAGGCCAGACAGTCGTGATCTCAGGTTGCGTTCCATCAACATTTAACGGAACAGTCACAGTGACATCAAATTACTGGGAAACTTTTCCTTTCATTCCAGTCTTCAACCTTTATTCTGGTGCTATTTATGTTTTTACAGCTGCTAAAACAAACGCAAATATCTCATTCCGCGAAGTGATACCAGCTGGCGTTGCTTACTTATCCGGAGCAAATGCCGCCACACTTTACGCATCAACTGCGGCAGTTGAGCAAGCTGTCACAATTGTAAGTGTGGAGATTTTCCAATCCGTAGTCGCTCCTGGTGGCCAAATTGAAGGCGTTGATTTTACTCCGTCTCCTTACAGAATGGGCAGATCCTTAATGAATCGAGTCGTCGGATTACTTTCGCCTTACCTTGACACTTCAACGATGGCTATCTGATGCCTACTCCAACAACTATTGCGACCAACGTCAGAGGCACTCTTGCGACTGCTTTGTCCGGCGTAGTCGCCTCTGTTTATAGTTCACCGCCCGAAGCAGTCATTCCGCCAGCGTGCGTGATTGTGCCTGATTCGCCTTATTTAGAAACGACAACAATCGGCAAATCTGCGGTACGCGTGAAAATCAATTTTGTGGTCACAGCGGCCGTTGCTTATAACAACACGGCCGGAGCACTTGACAATCTTGAGCAGCTGATTATCAGCATCATTTCAGCAATGCCTACAGGCTATGAAGTCGGAGACGTTCAACGTCCGACAATTCAATCGGTGGGAGCATCGAATCTATTAGTGGCGGATCTCGCGGTCAGCACTTACTACACACAACAGACAATCTAAGGAGATAGACAAATGCCAACAACTATCGTCACGGGTCGCGACATAACCTTCACCCTGAATTCAGTGAATTATGACGCGCAGACAACTGCGGTCACTCTGGTCAATGCGCCGGTGATCACTACTTATCAGACACTCGATGGCAAGGCTTACAAGCACATCGATGATCAGTGGACTCTTAACATTTCACTTCTTGCAGACTGGGGCGCAACTTCATCACTTTTTGAAGCAATGTGGACTGCGTTCTCATCTGCTCCAAATACTGCACTTGCATTCACACTTGTATCAGCAACCGGAGCATCATTTGCCGGCAACGTGTTTCCAGTGGCTCCAACAGCTGGTGGCGCTGCTCCAGATGCACAGACTGACACTTGGGCAATGCTCTGCTCTACAACACCAGTTTTGACTATTACCTGATCCAACCTATAGAAACGGGAGCACGAAATGCGACTACCAATCACAATCGAATACACAAATGGCGAGTTCGGTACATATACCGCACAACCGCCAGAGTGGGCTAAATGGGAACAAAAGACAGGCAGCACGATTTCGCAGGCGCAGGAGAAGATCGGAATCTCTGATCTTCTCTTCCTTGCGTGGAATGCGATGAAACGTGAAGCCGGTGGCAAGCCAATAAAAGGTTATGAAATTTGGTGTGAAACAGTAGCCGACGTGACAGTCGGTGACGTTCTCCCAAAAGTTACGCCGCCGGAAGCGTAAATCGAATCCTCGTCGAGCTTGCAATTGCGACGGGAATTCCGATGAGCGAATGGACAACGGCGGAACAAATTTATACAGCCTTCGAGATACTGGAGAAGCAAAGTGAGCGACAACGTTGAAATTGCCTATAATAAGCAAGATTTGCGCGCTATTACTTCAGCATTCAAGGCAATGGATTCTGAAGCTACTGATGCGGCTAAAAGAGAATCTTCAGCCCTGGCCGAATATGCTCAAGGTAAAATCCAGCAAAAGGCAGTCACTAGGGGCAAAGCAGCGGACAGAATTGCCAGCGGTTCACGCGTATCTAAATCATCCAAGATTGGCGAATTGTCTTTTGGTTTTGTAAGTCAGAAATTCTCCGGCGGTGCAACAACAAAGGATCTCTGGGGCGGCACGGAGTTCGGATCAAATAAATTCAAGCAGTTTCCAATCTGGTCAGGGTCAACCGGACGTGGTTCAACTGGTTGGTTTATTTATCCGACACTTCGTGCAATCCAGCCAGAAATCATCGCCAAGTGGGAAAATGCTTTTGATCGAATCCTGAAGGAGTGGTAAATGGCCGGACAATCGCGCACACTCAAGCTCTCGATCCTTGCTGACGTAGATCAGCTCAAAAAGTCACTTCAACAAGCCAACGGAGATGTCGATGACTCATCCTCAAAAATGGGCGATTTTGCTAAAAAGGCAGGATTGGCTTTCGCCGCTGCTGGGGCTGCTGCTGGCGCTTACGCAATCAAGATTGGCATCGATGGCGTCAAGGCGGCGATTGAAGATGAACAAGCGCAGGTCAAATTAGCCAACGCTCTAAAATCTGCAACAGGGGCAACCGAAGCACAAATTGCCGCAACTGAAGATCAAATTCTCAAGATGTCTTTAGCGACAGGCGTGAGTGATTCAAAGCTTCGTCCAGCTTTACAGCGCATTGCTCTTTCCACAAATGACCTCAGCAAAGCTCAGGATCTTCTTTCAGTTGCTCTGGATGTTTCGACTTCTACCGGAAAGCCGCTGGAAGCCGTAGCCAATGCCATTGGAAAAGCCTATGACGGCAATACAGCAGCTCTTGGCAAATTGGGCATTGGTCTTTCATCAGCTGAACTCAAAACTATGTCATTCACGGACGTACAGACAAAGTTGACAGATTTATTTGGTGGCGCAGCTGCGGCAAATGCCGAAACATATCAAGGCCGATTGGATCGATTGAAAGTCACATTTGAAGAAGCCAAGGAAACTATTGGCTACAAATTGCTTCCAATCATTCAGCAATTGGTCGATTTCATTGTCAGCAAAGTCGTGCCGGCGCTTGGCAAATTTGCCGATTTCTTCAAGCCAATTACCGAGGCAATCGATAACAATAAAGAAACATTTATCCAGTTTATTGAGTTTATTCAAAAATATGTCGTTCCGGTTTTGGTCACAGTTCTTGGCGGAGCATTCAAGGTAGTGGGCGAAATCGCCGGCGGAATAATCAATGTAATTGGCGCAGTAATCAGCGGCCTGAACTCGCTCATTTCCGGTGCAGTAGCTGGAATCAATGCCTTAATTCGCGTCTATAACTCAATTCCATTTTTGCCTAATGTTTCACAAATATCAGCTCCATCTATTTCTGTCCCAAGTGTAAGCATTCCAAAAACAACAACTCCATCGGTGACCATTCCAACGATCACAGTTCCAACGACTACAAGCTCAACTGGCACTGAATCGACGACAACTTCGGGCAATGGTGTTGCTTCAGCTGCCGCCGGTGCGGCCAATGTTGTAACAGGCTCATTTAATGTTGGCTCATTCCGTAAGGCAGAAGCTGCGACATCAGGCACCACGATCAATCTCACAGTCAATGGAGCCTTTGATAAGGAAGGCACAGCGCGGACAATCGTGGACACTCTTAACGACTCGTACTATCGCGGCACTGGCGGCGGCGGCAATCTGGTAGCTCTCTAATGACACAGTGGACTCCGGAATGGAAAGTCTTGATCAAAGGCGTCGAATTCACTGACGTCGTTTTGGCCAACCTTGCGATTTCATCTGGTCGCACAAATATCTATACTCAAGCACAAGCCGGATATTGCACACTCAATCTAATCAATCTCAACGTCGGTGCAATCACTGCCGAAATCAATGATTCGGTTTCAATTCAGGTCAAAGATACATCTGGGACATTTGTGCCAATTTTTGGCGGATCCATTGTGGACGTCGCTGTGACTGTTTCGCAGGTTGGTTCAGTAGCAATTACTCAGGAGATTACGATCACGGCTTTAGGAGCCCTCGCAAGGCTTCAGAAGGCCTTGACTCTCGGTGTCTTGTCTAAGGACTTTGACGGCGATCAGATCTACACAATCCTCGAAGATTTATTGGTCAATAACTGGGCCGAAGTTCCGGCAGCTCTCACTTGGGCAACTTACACGCCAGCCACGACAACTTGGGCAAATGCCGAAAACACCGGTCTTGGCGAAATTGATCGTCCAGGGAATTATGAGCTTGCAGCTCGTGGATCCAGCCAAACTGTAACCTGGAATTTGGTTGCTGACTTGGCTACTTCGGGACTTGGTTATTTGTACGAAAACGCTCAAGGCCAGATTTCCTATGCCGATTCGACGCACAGATCGATCTATTTGGCGGCCAATGGATACACCGACTTAGATGCTAATCAAGCTCTGGGCCGTGGAATCAAGATTCAAACGAAAGCTGGAGATATTCGCAACGATGTCTCTATCGTCTGGAAGTCTGGAACGCAAACTGCGACCGATGCAGCTTCCATTGCACTCTATGGAAAACTGGCTCAACAGATTACGACATCACTGGAGCATTCTGCCGATGCGCTATCTCAGGCAAATTTCTATCTGACACTCAGGGCGCAGCCTCAAGCATTCCTGGAATCAATTACCTTTGCATTGACCAATCCGGAGCTTGACGATGCTGATCGAAATTCTTTGATTAATGTGTTTATGGGTCAGCCGATCTCGCTGGCCAATTTGCCGGTCAATATGCAGTCCGGAAATTTCTTGGGTTTTGTCGAAGGCTGGCGATTCCAGGCTTCTTATAACGAATTGTCCGTGACGCTGATCGTCTCTCCATTGCCATTCTCACTCCAGGCGATGGAATGGCAGGATGTAAGTGTCGCTGAAACATTCAACACACTATCTGGCACACTTGACTATGCGCACGCATTAGTCGTGAATTAAGGAGAAACGATGGCAAATCCAACAACAAACTTCGGATGGGTGATGCCGACGAGTGCTTCGCTCGTCACGAACCTTCCGGCTGATTTCAACACATTTGGTCAAGCTGTTGATACATCGATGGCGCAGCTTAAGGGCGGATCCACTGGTCAAGTCTTGTCCAAAACAAGTGCGACAGATATGGCTTTCACTTGGGTCACTCCAACAGATCAGACACCGCTAACAACTAAAGGCGATCTATTTACTTTCACGACAGTCGATGCTCGCCTAGCAGTCGGCAACAATGGCGAAACACTCGTAGCAGATAGTTCCACTTCAACAGGTTTGCGCTATCAGCCAGCAAAAACACAAAACGCGGTTTACAATTCTGCTTTTGACATTTGGCAGCGTGGTACTTCTTTCACCGCAAACGCAGGTGCAATTTATACGGCTGATCGCTGGATGTCTTGGGCTACAACAGCAGGTCAGTCTATCTATAACAATCGCCAAAGCGTGGGTAATTTATCAGTTACACCAAATCAATCAGTTCAATACTGTATGCGTCAAGGTCGAACAAGTGGAAACACAAACACAGGGGCGCAGCGTTTATTTATGACTTTAGAGTCTGCTGACTCTTATCGTTTTGCTGGTAAAACTGTCACATTTTCATTTTATGCTCGGGCTGGTTCAGGATTTACAGGAGTGGCTTTAAGTTCATTTGTTACAACTGGTACAGGAACAGACCAGATTTATTACTCTTTTACTGGTTCATCAGAGCAAACACAAAACAACACTTTGACAACATCTTGGCAACGTTTTACTCAGACAGTCACTCTAGCAACAACAGCAACCGAGGTGGCTTTTGGTGTTTATTTCTTGGGTGTTGGAACTGCTGGTGCTAATGATTATTTTGAAATAACTGGTGTTCAATTTGAAACTGGTTCAGTTGCTACTTCGTTTTCAACAATGACAGGAACAATCCAAGGAGAATTAGCCGCTTGTCAGAGGTATTACATTTCAAATGGTCAAGTCATTACTTGGCAAGGAAATGTAACCAGCGGTCAGTTGTATATCCAAACTGTTACTTTC